GTTGTGTGTTCTGAGCGTATCAACTACATGATGACGTACTCTGAGAATAGTTGACTGTAGAACAACGTTGTTTTTGTTTGACTCTCTCTTGTGGAAGCAGTCTTTCACGTTGAGATTGTTAATGATAAAGCTTGCAATCTGCGTGCATGTAGCTGACTCTTTACTCGCACAAGCGCATGCAAGCGCTGATTCAACAATACTCGTTTTGCTTATGACGTCATGATAAAGCGTGCGTGTAACTTCTAATGCTTCTGAAAAATCAGCAGATACAGTTTTGACTTCGATAGTCTTCATAACTCTCTCTCTTTGCTCGTTTGAGCGTAGATGTTGCGTTGAGCTTATGCTCGTGAGATGTGCGGTATGCACTCGACTTTTTTTCTTGCTTGTCTCTCTCAGTAATGCAAAAGAGTACCAACCACAGTCCCCTGACCAGATTTTGAAAAGGTTGATTCCCATTATAAATATCACCCCCAGTCTCCGTCCCCAGTCACAACCATCCGTCCCCAGTCTCCGTCCCCCGTCCCCTCCTTTTCACATCCCGGATAAACTTCCAATTTTTATTTGGCAGGAAAATTTTACAAAAGGTCAATCCCCGAAGGTCAATCCCCGATAATATACTATACACTACACTAAAAGCTTGACTCCTCTCCAAATTCAGTATAAAATCTCTTTAAAAGCTTTGTTTTGACCCGTTTTCAGCCCGTTTTCAATCTTTTTAAGAGGAAAATAAAAGGAAAACCATGAAAGATTTAGGTAGTATGACCCTATATAAAGGCAAATTAGGAGATGTTCAGTTAATAATGTGGGACGCTTTGCCCAATTGCACCGCAGAATGCTCTATTTACACCGAATGTCCTTACGACAAAAGTAGGCTTAAATGCGAAATGAGAAGGAGATATTTAGAGAGTGTCATGGAGTCTTTGGAAGCAGGGGTTAAGAAAAAAGATGAAATATCTTCCCTTACCATAGGACTTATGGTAGCTCCTTTATTTCAAAGTCTTATTTCATTTAAGATCTTTGCTCATTCATTAGATCATGGGGTAATGTTGAAAAATAAAGTCCATCCTATTTATAGAGAAATCAGACAAACCATTAAAGAAATAAGTTCTTTGTTGAAGGATCTTGGGCTTACAACCGATGATAAACAAAAGAATTACTTGGATGGGAATTCTGAATTTTATGATGAAATGATTAAAAACGGACGGACAGTATCATGAGTACCTCCGGTCTTATTCGACGTAAGAAATCTGAGATTTCTTATCTCTCCGGAGGGGATGGTTTTATTAAATGGTGTGAAGAGAATGTCAGGATAAAGATTTATATTGATGGAATGGCTGTTTGGTGCCCCATCTCTGATCTTCCTACAAAAGTTAATCCAGAAACTGGCAGGTGTTCCAAAGATATGTGGGACTTCCAATGTGGAGTTGCTCGGGATGCTTTAAGAATGCATGATGGTAAATTTCTTAAAAGACTCATTGTTCTTTGTTGGATGCGTGGTGAAGGTAAATCACTTTTTGTCTGTCTTATTCAGCTTTGGAAGTTCTTTAATTTCCCTGCCCAACAAATTATGCTTGGTGCTAACTCCAAAGATCAGGTTAAGTTCGTTCATTATGATATCATGCGAGATATTATTCTTAACTCCCCAAGACTTATTAGAATTGTTGGTGAGAGGAATGTTCAAGAGAAAGAGATCCGTTTAAAGAATGCCAAAGGTCATATTGTCAGCATTATTAGAAGTATTTCCAGTTTTAGTGGCATTGTATCTAATATTACTGGGTATACGTTCTCTGAAATCTTTGATATGAATAATCCAAAGTTTTTTACTCAGCTTGATGGTAGTATCAGGAATATTCCCAATGCTCTTGGTGTTATTGATAGTACCGTCTCAGCAAAGAACCACATCCTTTACCGTCTTTATGATACTTGGAAGAAAGGTCTTGATCGGACCTTGTTCTTTTCCCATAGAGATTCACCTAAAGCTTCTCATAAAGATTTTACCAATCCAGAAATGACCCAAGTCCAGCTTAACTCTTATAAAGCAAAATTTCCATCAAGAGAATTTGCTATGTACTTCAGGAATACTTGGGATGCTGGAAGTAAAAAGATGTTTACTGAGGAAGTATTCTTGGCCACTCAATATATTGGTTTTAGGAATTCTCTTGGTGAATATAATAAAGTTCTTGGTACGATTCAAGCATATCTTACAGCCAGAGAAGAAAATAAAGTCCCTGAAGATGAAATATTTGAGGACGGTACTTATTCTCAAATGCAAGCGGATTTGTTACCTTTATCCAGTATTTATGAGTTAAAGACTTCCTTCAATCAACCAAGAAGTATTACGATGGATGAATTAGAAAAACTTGGTGATGTTTATAATACGGATTTTGCCCTTTGTGTAGGTGTTGATAGAGCCGATCCTATGAAAGCAAATATTCTTCAAGGGGCAAAAACAATGGTTTGTTTGATTGCTAAAGGATTACCAGGGAGTAGAAATAATCCAGCAATCCTACTTCAACAAGATACCACAGTCCTAAAATATATGTATTTTGTGATTGATCTTAAACATATTCAACACAGTGATATAAATTCAATCAAGTCCGTCATTGAAGAATACTCAAATAAATATGATGGTGTTGATTCCCTTTGTACTGAGCGATGGGGAATGTGGGATATTGGTGATTGGTGTGAAGAGCTTGAAATTGAATTCCTTGCTTTGACTGCTTCTTATCCAATACAGAAAGATGGTTTTTCAGAAGTATACAGTATTTTAAATGAAGGGCGATTAAAATGTCCTGAAATTGTTGTAAGAGGAAACAAGAAAGATAATATATTGGAAGAAGAGTTCCTTCTTTTTGATCATGATCCTATTAGAAAGTTTTATGGTACACCGGAAAAGAAAGAAAAGATGGGGGTTCAAGATGATTGCATTTTTGCTATTAACTGGGCAATTTACGGAGGTCGATTTATTGGAGCAGAAGATTTTAAATCAAGGCATGTTGTTACATCTTTAGGTGAATTTTATGAAGATAGGAAATCTTTAGTTGGGAATTACAAATAAAAGGAGTTAAAATGAAAGAGTTAACCCAAGAAGAATTTGATGCCGCCATTGAAGATATGCCGGATGATGTCTTACAGTATGCGGCACAATCATTCGCACCATGGCAAAGTCCTGTACGAGAGAATAATACTACATTAGATGAAGATGGTTTTTCTCTTAATGGTGTTTCTACTTCTGATTTTAAAAAATTCCCAGAACTACAAAAGAGTTGTTGGGAAAAATTTAATACAAACCCACATTTGAATTCACATGTCCGGGATATTATGGGAAGTATCGCTGGATACGGTTGGGATATTGCTTCTGAAATACCAGAGATTGACGAAGTAATTTATGAAGAGCTTTATGATATTAGGAATGAGCTTTATAAAAATATTCCTAAGTATGTTGCCAGAAGTGAAATTGAAGGTGAATTGTTCCTTTCTTTAACAATTCACACGGACGGTTTTGTTGAGATTGATTTTATGGATCCTTCTTCTTTGAAAGGTGGTGGTGATTATGATTCTGGAATTTATTTTCATCCACAAAAACAGACAATGCCTATTTTTTATAGTTTCAATATTAGGAATAATGCTGGAAAAGTAGAAACTCAACTTTTCCCATCTATTTATGTTGCTCATTATCCTGAATTTGGTACTTTAGTTAAGAATCTTTCAAAACTATCAGAAAGTCAGTTTAAATTTGCTAAAGGAGTTGGTAAAAAATATGAAAATGTTGGTGGGTATAAAACTTTTATAGTTGCTTGGGATCGTGGTTTTCTTACTCCTAGGAATCTTTCTCATATTTCTACAACTCTTGAGTGGATTAACCATTATGTAAACCTTAAGAAATGGGAAATTGATCATAAAAAATCTGCTGGTTCGTATTTATGGGTTGTTAAACTTACAGATACAAAAGCTTTTCGGACTTGGTTGAAGATGACTCCTGAACAAAAGAGAGATACCGGGTTAACTGCAAAGAAAACTCCTGGAGGAACTTTGATTCTTCCTCCTGGGATTGAAATTGATGTTAAAAATCCAAAGCTTCCCAGTATTTCCGAACAAGATACAGATATTATGCATATGATTACTTCAGGATTGAATAAACCAGAAGATATGGTAACTGGACAAACAAGAGGGGATACTTTTTCTGGTGTTAATGCTTCTCGTGGACCGCAAACAGATCGTATTTACCATGAGATTTCATTTTTTGAAAGATTTCAAAGGTATGATTTATGGAGAAGCATCTTTGTTTTAAAGAATAAGATGGTTAATTTCCCTTTAAAGTATAAGGTTAAAAAAGCATTTGAATTTAAAGATAAGAAACCCGTATTTAAAAATATAATTTTTCCTCCTTGGGAATTGATGGATTTTGATTTTCCAACATCAGAAATAGGAGATGTTGAAGGGAAAGCAAGAGCTTATCTTGGAGTTAAACATCCAAGTGTTGTAGAATCTCTTGGTATCCCTCGTTCTATCATTGCAAAGAAGCTTGGTTTTGCAAAATATTTTAAAAATCGCCTTCAATATGAAACCGAAGAGGAGGTAATGCCAGATCTTCCTTTGACTGCGGCACTTGATTCAATTCAAGAAGGTGCTGATGGTGACGGTACACAAGAGCCTACTCTTCCGGATAAAAATAAAGACTCTGATAAAAATAAAGACTCTGATAAAAATAAAGACTCTGATAAAAATAAAGACTCTGATAAAAATAAAACTAAAAGTATTTTAAAAAGGAGAAAGTAATGGTTTTTTCTCGGAATTATATTTTAAGGAAAGGTAGTACTTTCGCTTACTCGGTTGTACTTGCTGACATATATGTTGATCTTGATCCTCTCTCTATTTATACAATTGAAGGGGGATTATCTTCTGTATCTGATAGTACAGAACGCTATCCCTTATCTGGAGTTTTGTCTGAGGGTAATACTATTTTAACTTTTTCAATGAGTTCTGAGGAAACAAGTTCAATAATTAATTTGGGGGAATATGATTATGCACTTGACATTACAGTTGGCGGTGTAGTACAAACTATATTAGAAGGGTATATAACTGTGAAAGGGGATGTATCCAAACAGATTGTTGAAGAAACACCGGAAGAACCGGAAGAAGAAACACCGTAATTTCAAAATAATTAAAGGAGGACTCATGTGAAAAAGTTTTTAGCTTCTCTATTAAATGAACCTTGGTTGATAGAAGAGGCCTGGCTTGAAATGATGGTTCAAAGTTTTTTGGGTAGTGAGGTAGCAACTGACCCTAAAATGTTAGAGATTTTAAAATCTGACCGTTTGATGGGTACTCGTTCAGCCAAGATTAGAGGATCTAAAGCAGTTGTCCCTATTCATGGTCCTATTTTTTCCAGGCCAAACATTTTAACTGAATGGTTGGGAATTGGTATGGTATTAGGGAATATTACTGGAGATATTCAAAGTCTCTTGGAAAATCCTGATATTGAATCAATTATACTCGACATTGATAGCCCCGGTGGTACTGTGACCGGGATTAATGAAGCTTCTAATTTTATTAAAGTGGCTTCTGAAAAAAAACCAATTACAGCTTACGTGGGTGGTGTAGGAGCTTCGGCGGCATACTGGCTTGCTTCCGCGGCAAATGAAATTGTACTTGATGCCACTTCAAGAGTTGGAAGTATCGGAGTCGTTGTTGCTTACCCAAGTCCCCAAGCAGACAATGATGGATATATTGAAATTGTGAATACTGCAAGTCCTAATAAACGTCCTGACATTTCTACAAAAGAAGGTAAAAAAGTTATTACGGCTGAATTGGATGATCTTGCAGAAGTATTTATTAGTACAGTGGCTACAAATCGAAAGGTTTCGGAAGATACTGTACTGAGTAAATTTGGTAAGGGCGGAATTTTAGTTGGTCAAAAGGCGATATCTGCTGGAATGGCAGATAGATTAGGTTCTTTTGAAGAACTTATGACAGAAAATAATGAAGAAGGAGATTTCACGATGAAATTGACTGTTGATATGCTAAAAGCTGATCATAAGGATGTATATGATCAGGTTGTGGCCTCTATAACTCCAGATACTTCTGGAGATACAGCTTTGTTGGCTGCTCAGGAAGCTTTAGCTGTTGCTAATACAGAGAAGAAAGAATTGGAAGATAAGCTGGCCGCTTCCCAGACAAATGAGCAAGGTCTTTCAGAAAGAGTTGTTGCCCTTGAAAAAAGGGATATTCTTCGGGACGAGGAAGCAACCAAGGCTAAAGCCAATAGTATTATGGATGGCGCTTTGAGGGCAAGTTCTCTTCCTGAACGTGTTCAGGCAAAGGTTACGAAGGTTGACTATAATAAATATATGACAGAAGGGAAATTGGATGTTACCGCTTTTACGGATGCAGTTAATGCCGAAGTAAAAGATTGGGAGGATACAATTGTATCAACTTCTCCTATTCAGAGTAATTCTACTCCTCCGAAAGCTAATGATACTGATGGGGATGATGAAGTTGTTTCCCGTCTACTCGGTCATATTCAGACTACAAAGGAGGCTTAATAATGGCTATTAGATCTGATGCTCGTTTGGGTGGAAGTATTCCTCAAATGAATAGAAGTCCGGAAGGTCGAGGGATTAAACCCTTATTTCACAGTGTCCGGGATATCGCTTTGATTCTTGATAAAACTGTTAAACCGGGTTACGGAGTTATTCGTTCTGGAACGGTTATGTCAGTTTGTTCCGTAACTGGTATGCTTTATCCGTACCCAGTTGCAGATGCCGGTCAAAATCCAACAAATGCTAAGGCTTACCTTGTTCAGGCTCCTGGTTCTTCTGCGGAGATTCTGTACACCAATATTCAAGATTCGTACAAGTTTGCTGTGGATGATGAATTGATTATTGACGGTGGTTCTGCTGGTAATGTTGAAATTCAAAGTATGGCAAACACTGCACCCGCTGATGGGGATGTGTACACTTTGACTTATGCAGGAGTAACTCTTACAGGTACAGCACTTGAAGAGGGATCGCTTGCAACCGCTGATTTAGTGGCTTCACTTATTGCCGGTACTAATTATTCAATTATGCCATTTACATTATCTGCTGGTTCTTCTGCTGTCACAATCACTTTTAAAGAAGTTGGTAATGTGGATACTGTAGTTGCTGGTAAATCTATTGGTTCTGGTACACCGGCTGTTTCTGTAAGTACCCCTGGCCTTGCCGCGGATGCTACAACTACTACCGCAGAAAATCTTGGACCAATCAAGTCAATTGATAGAACTGCTGTTAATGGTACTCAGGCGGCAATAACAACGACAACTGCTGTTACCACCCATGCTAATTTTACAGCCGCTCTTTTTGGTAATGTTTATGTCAAGAGTGCTGATGAAGCATCAACACCTTTTGCAAAAGCAAAATTCATCATTGATGCGGATGTTGATTCAGGAGAAGGTGAGTTCGCCGTTGGGGCACTTACTTCGGTTGTCATATCTAATGCTGTTCTGTATACTACTTCCTTGATTGGTTGTGATGCCGCGGCAAAGACGGATATGGGTACAGTTGATGATGGACGTTTTACAATACTGAAATAAGGAGGGCACAAATATGAAAGGTTCTGAAGGTATCCCTTCTCTGAAACTGGAGACTTTGAATAAGCTTATCTCTAAGATGGATAAAGCACCAGATATGTTCTTCTCCAATTTGTTTCCGACGGTTCAATATGATTCGGATACAATACGATGGGAAATTGAGTATGGTTCTGCTGGCATGACGCCATTTGTTGCTCCCGGTACAGTAGCTCCTGCAGTTGGAGTTGATGGTACTGGAGAGGCGAGTGCTAAAGCGGCATTTTATAAAGAAAAAATGTATTTTGATGAGGAATTCCTGAATAACATGCGGGAACCTGGTTCATGGGCAACTTATCAAGCGGCAGAAAGAAAGCTTGCCAGGGGTACAAAGAAGTTGGATTATCGTATCCAGCGTAGGCGTGAGTGGATGATGGCTCAGATGTTCATTGAAGGTGGTTTTACTTATATGCAGAAAGGTGGTGCTAAATTTACAGTGAATTATGGTATCCCTGCCACACATAAAGTGACATTGACTGGAAATGATCGTTGGGACGTGGTTCATGCGGATAGTGATCCTGTTGAGGATATTTTTGATGCAAAGAGAATCCTGTCTGATGATGCTGGGGTATCCGGCCTTATTGCAATGTGCAATAGTGAAGTCTTGAAGGTTCTTATGTTTAAGAAATCTGTTCAGGATCTTCTTTCTAAATCTGCTTTCGGTAATGGTGATCTCTTTGCTCAGCCGGCTCAGGTTATAGGAAATCTACTCGGTGTTGGACCTCTTGCAATTTATGATGACCTTTATGAGGTTCCTGCATATCTTACCGGTAATGTAATTGGAGGGGTTACAACTGCAATACTTGTTGATGATGCTTCCGACTTTGGTGTTGGTGGGACTCTCCGTTTCTATGATATGAGTAAAGTCAACTCTTGGGAAGATTGTGTAATTGCTGGCGTTGCTGTTGAAACTGGCACGGTAACTGTTGCTACTGCTCCTACATTTTCTTATATTGCTGGAGAAGATAAAGTAACCATGAAGAAAAAGTTTATCGGTGATGATAAATTCTTTATGTTCAGTACTTCACAAGATGGTGAAAAAGTTGCTGAATTCATGGAAGCTCCATACGGTAATACAAGACGGTGGGGAAAATTTGCGGATACCAAGGACGAATGGGATCCTGAGGGAATGTGGCTTCGGATTCAGGATAAGGGACTTCCGGTTCTTTATCATCCTGATACTACTTTTACCTACACTGTTAAATAAAGTTGGTTTATTGATTTGATTAAAGCGGGGTAGCTTAAAGTTGCCCCGCTTTTTTGTAAAAGGAGATCCAATCATGATAGTTGTGAAAACTCAAGAAACTTTAAGGGTTCGTAGTAATGGTAGAAAAATTCTTATTCCAATAGGCTCTGTTTTTAAAGGCGGAACTATTGAAGATCTTCCTGAATGGCTCCAAGAGCATATTCCGTACTTTAAAAAGACAGGGGGATGTACGACATTGATTATTAATGAAACAGCGGAAATAGTGCAACCAATCGCTTCCAAAGGCAATGAAATAGATGAAAAAGATGTTGTAAATGATATTGATACAAAAGAAGTTGAAGAAGTTGAAGAACCAAAAAAAGAAGTTGTAGTTAAATTGAAAAAATTGAAAAAATCTAAAATTACGAAAACTCCTTTGAAAAAACGAACAGTTAAGAAATAGAGGTTTAAAATGGCCCTTGCAAATGAAGAGGAATTAGTCAGCTTTGTTAAAGATGTTATGGGTGCCTCATATGAAAAAGTGGCTCATGATGGTTTTAAACGGGCTGTTGCACAAGCAAAAGCAGAATTACATTGGGATTTTCCAATTGTTGATTCTTTTAAAGAATATTGGTTGGTAGAAAGAACCAAAAGATTTATAACGTATATCCTACTTTTTGAATCTGCTCATAAATTTCAGTATAAAAAAATTAGTCTCCAACACCGATTTTCACATTACATGCAATTGTTAACCATGATGGATGAACAGTTTAAAGAAGCTTTAGAAAATAATCCAGATATTTTTGATACTGGTGTTTGGCCAAATCTCACTTTTTATCTTACCAATGGTTTTCAATACGATACTGATGGTGAAGATTTAACATACTTTTAATCGGAGAAAATAATGGCTGGTATTGGTTCAGATATAAAAGATGTTCTTCAAGAATTAGCAACTCCATTTACTATTTTTAAATTAGATGGATCTGTTATTAATGGGGAATATCTTGATTATGAGATGTATTATGAACAATCCACCGAGTTCATACGCCAATTTGCTTATTCTGGTGATTTTCAATACGATTCTAAAGTACAAGGTGGTGATTTAATTTCATTTGATAATAAATATTTTTTAATGATGAATGTTAAAAAAACCATGTTTGAAAATGAAGCTGTTGATTATTCCAATTTTTTTATTGAATGTAATTCAATTGGTAGAATTTCGTATCCTGTAGAAACCAGAGATATAGATACAAAAAAGAAAACGATTGTTTGGACTACTTTATTTGATACTATTCATGCTACTATGACTCCAAATGCTTCAAAGGATGAAGAAATAGGATCTACCAGAAATTTATTAGATAGATTTACTTTATTTATACAAGGTTATTCTGGTGTTCTTCCTGGTTATAGATATTATCCAAATATTAATGATTTGACTGAGTATTACCATATTTCTTCAATTGATAAGTATAGATTTTCTGGTTTATTATCTATAAAATTAATAGAGGACTCAAGAGAATAATGGCTGCCAATTCTCCTACAAGTATGCTTTTTTCCCTTAATGGGAAAGATTTTATGGCTTCTTATAAAAAATTAGAGGCTTCTTATAGGTATTATAAAGGCACCATGCAGACACTTGCACAATGGTCTGATACAGACGGTGGTGGGCGGTTTACAAAATTAATTTCTTTGGATTACATTTCTTATTTAAAACAATCAATTCATAGTGGTAAGTATAAAAGTGGTGTTCCATATAATGAGATGTATGGTAGACTGAAAGCAAAGAAAGATCCGAGAGAATGGATATTGGATGGCAACATTTTAAATAATATTTCTGTTATTTATAGAGGAAAACATACGCAAACTGTAGGTATTCTTAGAAATTTTAGGATACCTAGGAAAAGTATGAATGGAAAAATATATAAAGGTAAAACGATAAGTGTTGCCAAATATGCAATGATAAATGAATTTGGTTTTGCCCATCATCCAGCCAGACCTATATTTCAACCAGCTATGCGTGATTTTATAAAAACTCATTTTCCTCCAATGGCAAAAGCTTTTGAAAGGGCAATGAAGAAGGCAGCGGATAAAGAAGTTACCAGAATAAATGCAAGTTTAGGTTCTTCTTCAATTGCAATGGGGGATATTGGGAATGTTGTCAGCCAGGCTTCTCTTGACTCTTTTGAAGAGGTTGGAAATGCTAATATTGATAGAGATTTTAGTGCCGATATTTTTTCAGAAGGATTATCTTCTGATTCCAGACCTATGAGTACCAAAGACCTTAATAAAAGTTCAAGTAGTGCTATATCTAAAGATGTTGAAGATGAAATGGTTAAAATGGCAAAGGGTATGGGTATGACCGTCGATGAATTAAATGAATTTTTGAGTAATGGTTAAGGAGTTACTGTGGAATTAATGAGTGTTCAGCCCAGGGAATTTTTATTTCATTTTGGAATTACTCATTCTGATTTGTTAAAATTCAAAATTATTTTGGATAATATCCAATTTAATTATGACAGTACTGTACCTGCACATATAGCCGCTAAAGATTATTTAGAATCTAAATTGTACCCAGCAATACTTGAGGGATTAAAAGCAGTGGAGGTGTCTGATGGCTCTTAGCCCGGTATCCAGAGAATCTGATTTTAAAAATAGCATCAAAAAATATTTTTTGGATAGTTTAGAAACAATTGAAGGTATTCCAACATTTTTTGAATTTTTAGATGACACTCCTTGTGATTCTTCTGGGAATAAACTCCGCAAATGGGTTATTGTATCTTTTGGAAATTGTGTTTTTGGAAATGTTTCAGAAGGACAAATTTCTGTTGAAGCTTATACAAGAAAGGATTCGGAAGCGGATGATCTTGTTGTTCTTTTGGATACCATTCGTAATTATATTATAGATGAAAATTCCATTAATGGTTTGCATACTATTCCATATTATAATACTTCTGTTACTCCTTGGACTATCGTTGGTGGTATGATTCCTTTTTTACAACCAACAATGGGAATTGGGGAAGGCAGAGATCACACCCGATTTAAAGATGTAAATATTTTGTGTAAGTGGGGTGGAAAATAATGTTTGTCACTTGTGAAAAATGCGGGAAAAAATTAATTGAACGATTGCCTAATGGTTTATGGAGGTTCCGTTTCGGTAAAAGGGATAATGGAATTTCAGTAGTTGATATGGAAATTCACGGAAGTATTAAGATGCAATGTTTAAAAAGATCTTGTAAGCATATTAATGTATTGAATTATTTTCCATTAAAATAAAAAGGATTTGTAAATCTTTTTGTTTAGTAGTATAAAAATAATATACTTTTGAAACGGAAGCCAGCTGTTTCAGAAAACAATCCAGATAAATGGAATGGGGACACAACACATAATTTTAAAAAGGAGATTTTATAATGAGTCGTACAGGACCTGTTACCAAGGACACAAGTACTGTTGCTTTGGGATTAGCCCAAATCAGGGTAGGAAGTGCTCCTTTGAATATTGCAGAATTTGAGGCGGTACTTACCGCCAGTGATTCTATCGGGGCACTTGCTTCTACTAAATTTACCAGTAATGTAGATTATTGGAAATTGGAGTCTGGATTTCCAATGTTGGAAGATTTGACTATTCCTATTAGGGAATCTGCAATGCTTGAGTGTGAGTTTAAAGAGATCACACCTTATAACCTTGCACTTGCTCGTGGATTGGATGTAAATGCTTCTGTTGATTCAACTTCAAAAATTGTTGGATCTGTTACAGTTGCTGGTGGTACTGCTGGAGTAATAACTACTGATAACGATGGTGGAGTTATTAATGATACATGGACAGTTCTTTTTGATTCTGCAACTACAGGATCAATTACCGGTTTACTTACCGGGCATATTCATGATTTCTCTGCTCTTGATGGAGTAATAGCTCCTACTGATGGTACAAATGCTTATTTTTCACTTCCGTCAAGTTTCTTTGATGCCAATTGGGTAGCAGATGAAACATTTGTTTTTAAGACAACGGCTTATGTCGCAGGAAGTTCTGCTTATAGTGATAATCATTCTGGGTCAATAGCTCTTGGTGGTTTAAGAGCACCTGAGTTTATTAGGATGGAAGCTGTTTATACTTATCCTAATGGTATAAATACAATGGTTATTATTTTTCCTAGGGCGAACTGTACAACTTCCGTTGAAATAGATCTTCAAGCAGAAGATAATGCCAATGTTCCTCTTACTTTTGAAGGAAAGAGGGCGGATAGTGAGGTATCTGGTGGTAATGCTGTTTGGGATACTGCTACCCTCGGTAGAATTATTTTTCAGTAAATATCTAAAAACATTTTAAATAATTCTAATCCCCAGTATTGTATTAAAATACTGGGGATTTTTTTATTCTTGACTTATAAAAAGAATCCTTATATATATTTATATAATCCATATTTGGAATGAAAATTATATTTTAATCTCTAAGGAGTAAAAACATGGGAAATTCTGCAAAAATGAATCCACAAATCTCAACTGTGGAAGTAGGAATCAAAAGTCTACGTGAAGTTTTTATTTACCCTCTTTCTGTATCAGATCAATTGAATTTTACAAATGTTATTGTCGGAATTATAGAAGAGGTTTCTTCTGTTGAGGATTCTTCCTCGGATTCTGTGGTAATCAAACTTGTTTTGGATGCTATCCAAATTAATTTGGCAAAGATTTTAACTTTTGTATTGGATGAAAAAGAGAATATTTCTTTTGAAGAATTAACTAATACTCAACTTATGGCAATTGTTGATATTATTTTTGAGACAAATTATGAGGGTATAATAAAAAACTCACGACGCCTTCTGGAGAAGGCGAGGATTCTATGGGGTTCGGAGCAATTATCACCGAAATTATCCGAGAAACCAGTTATAAATTAGATGATTTTTATAATAAATCGTTTATTAATGGTGGTATTACAATGGAACAAACAGAAGCTTTATTTATTGAAATTCAAAAAGCAAAAGATGTTGAATTCCGTTTTCAAGCTTCTATTCATGGTGTTGAATTAAAAGATGATGGGGAGAAATCACAAACACAATCCGATTCCAAAAAACCAGTAATACCTTTATTTAAGGACCCGGAAACTTATAAAAATATGACAGATCAGGAAAGAGAGGATTTAACTTCTAATATGATTAATGACCATCGATCTTGGTCAGGAAATAAGTTAAAGGGGAAATAATGTCCAACGAAATTAACATGAAGTTTAATGCTTCTTTGGGTTCTGGAGCAAAATCAACCTTTGCTGGTTTATCGGAAGGTCTTAAAAAAGTAGCTAAAGGCTTCCAAATATTGGCAAAAGATCAGATTTCTTTGGGGAAATCTGGGGTAGCTTCCAGTTTAAATGAAACGGCTAAAAAACTTACAAATCTTTCAAAACAACTTGGTGATTATTCTAAACAAACAAATGAAGCCGTCCAGAAAACAGGTAAATTTTCTGGTATAATTAACCAATTATCTAAAAGTATGCAAACATACGGTAGGTATATGGTTTCCTCTTCCATATTGCGTGGAATTACTTCTGGTTTTTCTTCTGCCACTGATTCAATAATAGACCACGATCAAGCTTTACATGATCTTAAAGCTATTATGGGGGCAACTGGTGAAGAAGTTAAAAATATGGAAGTTGCAATATTAAGTGTTGCTGGAAGTACAAAATTCAGTATTGGTGAAACTGCTGAGGCGATGAAACTTTTGGGACAATCTGGTTTTAGTGCTGGAGATTCCATAAATGCCCTTGGTCCGATAGCCAACCTTGCCACTGGTACACTTAGTACTTTTCGTTCTACTGTTGATCTTGTATCTACGGCAATCAGGGTTTTTAATCTTCAAACTTCTGATACTGCCCGGGTAACTGATATTTATGCAAATGCGGTTAATAAATCAAAGCTTACAATTGATAAATTAAATACAGCGATGAATTATATCGGTCCTATTGCTAATGCGGCAGGAGTATCAATAGAGGAAACGTCAACTGCAATGATGTTGTTGGCTAATACTGGTTTACGAGCAAGTACAATTGGTACTGGTTTACGTAGGATGATGACGCTTCTTCTTAAACCTACAGCCGCTTTTAAACAAGCTGTTTATGATGCTGGCTATACTATGGATGATTTTAATCCAAAAATGGATAAATTTTCCAATATTGTTGGTAAACTTGGTAATGTAGTTGGTGATGCCGAAGATGCGGTTAAAATGTTTGGTATTCGAGGGGCTTCTGTAATATCTGCTTTTGCTGAAAATGGTCAAGCTGAATTTGAAAGATTGGCTCAAGCTGTAAGTCAAACTGGTACCGCTTCTACGATGGCGGCGGAACAGATGAAAGGTTTGGCAATTGCTTTAAAGAATATGAAGGATAAATTTGGTGTTCTTGCAGTAGCAATGGGAAAAGCTGGTTTTACAAAAGCTTGGGCTCTTTTAGTTAATAGTATCCGTGCTGTTGAAGATGGTTTAATCACTTTAGCTAATAGTGGAATAGGCCAATTTGTAATGAGTACTTTAGGATTAACTGCGGCTATTGGTTCTGCGGCTCTTGGTCTTACTCTTTTTATTAAACTTCTTTCCAGTAAAATGGTTTTATTATTTGCGGCACAAGTGGCAGAACTTACCGCTCAAATGTTATCTCTTTCTTTTAGTATGGCCGCTTTTAAAGGGGCAACTATGGCTACTTCTTTAACAAACCTAAAAACAGCATTTGCTGGTTTAGGAGGTACGATTGCTTCTACAACTGCACGTATGGCTTCATTCATTGCCATGAATCCTATATTAATTGGAGCTTTAACTGTTATAGGGGTATTACTTTCTGGTTTAATTATTAATTGGATGCGTTACACCAAAAAATTAGAAAATATTGTTGCTAAGAATGAAGCAATTTCTGGATCTTTAGAATTGGTTAGAACAAGTATTGAAGGATATGATAAAATACTTGAAAAGAATGGGGAAACTTCTAAAAAATATTTAGAAATAAAAGAACGGTTAATAAAAACTTTTGGACAATTTGGTTCTTCTATTAAAGGATATACAGAATTACAAAATGAGCTTAGTGAAAAATTAAAAGATAGTACTTTAACCTCTAAAGAATATTTTGATATTCAGAAACAAAAATCAGATTTATTTGGGCAATATCTTATTGGTAATGTAAAAAAGTTAACAAATGAGGAAAAAGTTTTAAGAGAGGGTTCTTTAAAAGCATTAGATATTTTAAAAAATGAAACCTCTTCTTTGGAAGAAAAAAATGAGGCTGTCAAAACATTATCAAATTCTATAAAAACTACATTACTTACCGCTTATTCAGAACAGGCTAATGCTTCTTATGAGTTATGGCAAAGAAGTCAAAGATTAACAAATGTTTTTCAAGCTTTAAAAGATACTACTGCACAGAATTTTTCTCGTCCTTTTAAAGTTCTTGGTGGAGTAATTGATTGGGTGGCTAATAAATTTGCTAAGATTCCAAATTTTACAAGTAAAGCCGCAAATGCTATTTTTGAAGTTGGTGATTCTTATGCATATTTAAAACGCCAAGCAGAAGCTGGAAATGAAAAAGCCCAGGAAGCATTGGCACAGATTGATAATTATGCGAAAAGTACCGCAAGATTGTTGGCGGAAACCATTAATCCGTTAACATTGACAAAAGAACGGATAAAAGAACTTGCTGATGAAGCCTCAAAATTAGGTAAAACTTCACCCGCTATGATTGAAGCACTTGTAATTGAATTACAACGTATGGGCGATGAAGCCAATATCGTGGCTAATTCTTTTAAAAAAGCTTTTGGTTCTGATATGAGTATGGGGGGCCAATCAGCTTTAAGTGGTATCTTATATATTCTTGAACAATCTAAAAATGTAACTGCGGACCTTGCAAAACATTTTCAAGATTTATCAGAAGCAGGGGAAACTTTAAAGATTGCTGGAAGTTTAGAAGCTGTTCAAGCGGCCTTATCTGCTGGTAAAATTTCTGCAAAAGATTTAAAAACAGTTTTTGCCACTTTATTTGAAAATCTTCCAGCAAGTGAATGGAAAGTTTTTAAAGATGGATTAATACACGGGATGGGTAATATTAAAGCAACTTCCGAGGTTATGTCTGCGGCAATTGGAGCATTGACAAAAGCGGCATTTGCAGAATTTGGGTTAGAATTAGGAAAATTATCTTCTGCTTTTTCAAACACTTCTAATGCCTTTGATATTTTATTACTTGGTAAAAAAGCTTCTATGGAACAATTAGGAATAAGTTTTGCAGAATTAGGTAAAAAAGTTAAAACTTTAGGTGACTTAGAAGCAATAACGACTTTGTTTCAAAAAATGAAAGATTCTGGTGATATTACAGGAAAGCATTTAGAGCGTTCTTTTAGCGTGATAGAAGAAGCTTTTAAAAAAGCATTTAAAGAGCCCTTAAAAGAAATTGAAACAGCAAGGAAGACTGTGTTAGAAGCTGCCAAAGGGATGTCTGTTGCGTATGGAGTTGAAGCAACTGCTATTGAGAGTGCTTTTACAACTGCCTATACAAAAATTGATACAGAATTTCAAATATTACAAGATAAGATTAAAAATGGTGATAAGAGCAATCTATGGACTTCCATAGATATGACGGATTCTTTTAAACAATTTACCTCTGAAAGTCTTGGAGTTATTGAAAAGTTTAGAATGGATAGTATCACTATTTTTGATCAACAATCTTTAGCCATCGTATCAAAAGCCAAGAAAGCTGGTGTAGATGTTACTGAGATTGAAAAAAAGATTTTGGCAGATAAGTTGGGCATTTATAAAACCGTTGAAGAAAAACATAAAGCATTAATGGATAAATTAATTGCTTTAGAAAAAAATAGACGGGATAAGGTTAAATCATTAGAACAGGATTTAGCTTCCATAAGATCCTCTTTTGCCAATGAATCCAGAGATATGGAACGTGGTCAAATGAGTGATGGTGCCGCTTACCAAGATATTCAGAAAGAATTAAAAGGAGCCATTCTTGAATTAAAATCTGCAAAAAGTGGAACTGATGAATGGAATTCCCTTTTATCAAGAGCGAAATCACTTGCTGGTCAGTTAAATACTGAGATAACAGATGGGGAAAGGACAATTGTTTCTAAAGCAGAAGGATATAATAATTCTTTAAAAGCCAGAAGTTCTTTAAATAAAATTGAAATAGCCGCTAAAAAAGAAGCTATTCGTTTGGCTGAAGATGAAGCCGCCGCCGCTAAAAAAGCTCAAGAAGAAGTTGTCAAGAAGATTGAACAAACTAAAAAAAGTTCCGAAGAACTTGCAAAAATAATAGGTACAAATTTACAAAATTCAACTGTTCAATTTTCTGATGCCGTCGATAAACTTGTTAAACTTTTGGAATCGAATTCTCTTATAATTGATGCTGAAAATTTATTAAAGGATGTTAAAGAGGATTTAAAAAATTTAGAAGATGATCCAATTAATCTTTCTCTTGATATTGATGAAAAAATGGATGATTTTTTTGCAAAATTGGAAGGTATTGAGGGAGCTAAAATTGAAATTGATCCTGGTGGATTAGATGAAGCACATAAAAATTTAAATTCTCTTATGGATAATTTGTTAGATTTGCAAACGGTTGAAGGTGAGATTACTGTAAATGATGAAAATATTACTAACGTACAGCAAGCATTAAAAGATATTGCGGATACTGGTGTAACTTTAACTATGGAAGTGCTTGGAGAAGATATACCTTTATTAATAGATGACATTGATAAAATTAAAGATAAAAAAGTGGATATCAAAGCACTTGTTCCTTCA